GAAGCTAAGAATAAGTATCGGAAGAATGATGATTAACTTTGGAACTAACGATAGCCCTGTGTGGTTATACGTTCACCACAGGATGAAGAGATGAGTAAATGTGCGTTGTTGTATTTTGTAATAGGTGTAACACTGACTACTGCCTCGTATGCGTTCTTTGCTGAATGGACTCAGATGCCTATGAGTATGATGAATAATATATCACAACCGCAAGCGCAACAACCTGTAGTATGTGATTGTAGATGTAACTAATTGATATAAAACGATATAATAGCCTCAAACGGAGCATAAAATGACTTTTAGAGAACTAATAAATGAAGTATTAATAAGGCTAAGAGAAGAAACTATCACTGCCGACTGGACTGGTGATATTAACAATGCTGTAACCCTAACTGGGTATCAAAAGGTTGTTGGCTCTCTTATTAATGATTCAAAACGTAGCGTAGAGTCATATCACGATTGGCTAAACTTACGAGAGACTGTATCAATAACAACAGTTGACGGTCAAAAGAATTATAATTTATTATCAGGTCAAGAGATAAAAGTTATTGATGTTGTAAATCAATCAAAAGGTAACAATTTAGTTCAAGTTAGTAGACAGTACATGAACTCTGTTAAGTACCCTACAGAAGCCTCTGGAGACCCTCAATACTACGCATTTAGTGGTAGTGACACATCTAACAATTTAAAAGTAGATTTAACACCGATTCCGAATGAGGAAAACATAATTTCTTTCGACTTAGTTAAATATCAAGATGAATTAAAATCTGCTACCACAGTTATGAAAGTTCCCACTAACCCTGTTGTATTAGGAGCATGGGCTAGAGCTATATCGGAACGAGGCGAAGACGGAGGAACACAATCTGGAATTGTTGGTATGGAGATGAAAGAGTCTTTAAACCAAGCTATTATATTAGATAGTGGTAATACACAATATGAAACAGACTGGTTTGTTAAATAATGGGAATACAATTAACTTATAAGCCGTTAGACAACCTAGGTATAAACGGTTTAAATACGCAGCATAATCCTACTACATTAGATAGTTCGTGGCTTACTAAAGCAGATAATATTGTATTGAAAGAATCTGGTCGTATAACTTTTAGAAAAGGGTTTAATCAAAAAATATTAGAAAACTCTGATGGAGTAGACTCATCTGCACTATCTATAGGCTCAATTACAGAACATCACGATAACTCAGATAAAATATTCGCAGGTGTTGGTGAGGATATATATGAAGTAAACTTTTCAAACCCAGATGCTCCATGGACTCACCCAGATAACGGGGGTACGTTGTTAGGTGCTGGAGATGACTCTGATTGGCAATTCATCAACTTTAATCATAAGATATACGCCTTACAAAAAAATAACACACCTCTTGAGTATGATGGAGGAACTTGGACGAAACCAACAGACCCTACTCAAACACTCTGGACTATGCCAGGTTCTAATATATCATATGCTGACTTCAAACCTTCATGTGGTATGGGTTTCTACGGAAGAATGTGGGTAGGGGGAGTTCCAACAGCCCCAGATGTTGTTTATTATTCTGATACATTGTTAGGAACAAAATTTAGCCAAGGTGGAACTACACAATCAAGTGCTAATCAAACCTTGTGTGAAGAAGGTGGGTTTTTCTGGAACTCTATTAATGACACGTGTTATACGTTAAGCACATCAGCTGGATTCATTGACCTTAAAACAGTGTGGGGGCAAGATGAGATTGTAGCAATAGCTCCCTTCTATGGAAAGTTAGTAATATTCGGAAGACATAACATTGTCCTTTATAAAAATGCAGATGACCCTAACAACATGGCTTTAGAGGAAGTCATTAAAGGAATCGGTTGCGTATCAAGAGACACTGTTCAATCTGTAGGTGATGATTTGATGTTCTTATCAGATACAGGATTACGTTCTCTTGCTCGTACTACAGAGAAAGATAACATACCGATGCAAGACTTTTCACATGCTATTAAAGATACGATAACTAGAAACATCGGTAATAATGTTAATGCAAAAGCTATATATGTAGAAAGTGAAGGTGTCTATATGCTGACATTTGTAGATATAAAGATAACTTACATCTTTGATATGAAACACTTCACAGCATTGAAAACTCCACGTGTAACTTTATGGTCTTTTTCAGAAGGAAGGACTCCAGCTAGTCTTGCATATACAGACTCATATGGATTATTAATAGGTCAATTAAAAGGTTCTATTGCTGCTTATGAAGGGTACTTTGACAGAGACTATAGAGGCTCAGAGACTTTCGGTGCAGGAGAAACAAATACTAAGATTGTTGCTGGCACTACTTATGTTGTAACAGATGTGGTATTAACTGACTGGTCTGCAGTCGGTGGAGAGTCAACTGCAGCTATCAATGATAGGTTCGTAGCTGTATGGACTGGTGACGCAGCAGAACAAGATATTGCTTCACTTGGTAATGTTCAAATAGACAGACCTTCTTTTTCATATACGGGAAGATTTACAACCACATGGATAGAAGTGACAAATGGTGTAGTAGCCTCTCTATTAAAGAAAGTAAAAGCTATCATTAGTGGTGGCTCTGGCTCTTCAGTAGGACTAAAGTGGTACAAAGATTTTAGTAGTGTTCCTGCAGGTAATATGGCATTTACATTAAACCCAACACAAGGAGGTGTTCCTGGTTATTGGGGAACAGCTGAGTACGGTTCTTCTGAATATGCTCCTACGTATGGGCATAAAGAATACAATATGCCTTTAGCTGGCTCGGCAAAACACTTACAAATTGAGATGTCTGCCTCAGCTCAAGGGTATTCAGCCCTACTTCAAGATATTACTTTACTGTATAAAGAGGGTAAGATTCGATGAGTGATTACACTATCAGAGTCAACTGGCTTGGTAAAGATGATTTACCAGAGCATGAACCTGCGAAAATTATATCAGGTGATGATTTTGACTTAGAGTTCAATGCAGTTAAGTCTGCTGTAGACACTAAAGCCGATATAAACGGTGATTTCACACAGAATTTCTTCGCAGCAACACCAGCTGAATCAACAGCTACAAAACAAGTTGCAACAACAGAATATGTTCAAACAGAATTAGGTAACTACGTACCAGACGGGGGAATAACAAACTCTGCTGCGGTGTATGCTTACAAGAAGTCTACGGTTGATTTAACATCTACAGATAAACCCTCTACAGATAGAATATGGACGTTTGATACGGCTTCATTCAATAACAATGATTTAGGTAGCAGTTGGAATGCTGATATTGCTAATGCTGGCTCTGGAGCTAAAATATATGCGTGTGTAGCGTATGCGGTTGGAAATACAGAAACTGATACAGTTATTTCTTCAGACTGGACTTCCCCACAACTATTGTCTCAAAATGGAGAAGTTGGAGCTACTGGGGGTGTATTAGTTGTCTACGCAGATGACACTGACGGTCTAAATAAAACCCTAACATTTGGTAGTCAGGAGTATGTTTTATACTATGAATATATTGGTGATACACCTAATATAAATGATATACCTGCTTCTGAGGAGTGGGTTAGATTTGTTGGAGTCCCACAATCTATATTTCCAATTTATGCGACAGACAGTTCAGGCTCTAACCCATCATTTACCCCAACATATGTAAGTGGGGAATTAACTACGCACTATATAACTTTCTTTGAAAGTGAGACACAGCCCGATTTATCTACAGTTGATTTATCAGGTGAAGTGTTTGTTAGATACGTAGGCGCTAATGGATTAGATAGTACAGCTGTTGGAAGTAGAGGACCAGGCAGATACTCTCTAACAGTAACAAACAGAACTTCTCTACCTAGTGTGACAGGAAGTATCTTCTTAGCTGATGCTTTATTATCTATAACAAATGTATTAGGCTCAGGAGAAACACCTGTAGAAGGTGATGTAGCAACAATAACATATTTCTATAACAATGTTTTATTAGGTACTGTAAACGGAGTTTATGGAACTGGATGGACGGCATTCGCACTTGAAATAGACGGCTCTCTCCTTGTTGATGGAACTATAGCTGCTACCGCTATTGTTGCTGGCTCTATAGGTGTCAATCAAACTAATCTTTCTCCATCAGACGTAGGTGCTGGAACTGCTACAGGAACAAACCGATTAGAGATTACATCTGACCATATATCAGTGTTCAGTGGTGGTGTAGAGCGTGTAAGAATTGGGTATTTAGGAGAGTAATGGCTTACGGATTTACAATTAAAGACTCTAGCGATAATGTTACTTTAGATACAACGAATATTGGAATACAGGTTGTACATGAACAAACACTAACAGCTGAATCTACAGATGTAACATGGGTCAGTGAGTTCTCACCATTTTATTTTTTGTATTTTTCAATGGACTCTAATAATTTTGCACAAAACTTAACGTGGTCTGATGTGACTCCAACTGGAGCAGCAACAAATTCATATACATACAGGTTTGTTGTTCAACATGGGAAACCTTTAGCAGATGTCAGGTTACTTGTGATGGGAGGAGACGCTTATACAGTTTCTTCAGATGGTTCTGGGTCAACTGGTGGAGAATACTAGTAATGGCTCAAGGATTAAAATTTGTAAATGATAATGATACAGCTGTAATAAGTTCAGATACGTTTGGGTATGAATACCACAGCAGCCAAACTCACAGTAGCAGGTATGCTGATAGTTCAGATACTTACACTGGAACTTTAGAGACTTACAAAGTTAATACTGGAGATTCGACAAACCCACCATTGGTGTTTGTAACAAACCTAAGTCTTTCTATAGAGCCAGGTGACAGTGTTTACATTAGCAATACATCTAAAATGGTTTCAGTTGTTTCTGTAAAACCTGATACTACAGGAAAATGGGATGTTATGATTAGAAGGGGGCATGATAAAAGGTCTAGCTCCACAAACCCTATTAAGTTATTATTTTTTGTTAAAATGCCTTCATACACCCCAAGTGGATGGGGGGTGGTAACATATAATTCCTCTCACCAGCCAACTTATGATTCTACTAGGTCTATGTTGATGCCTAGAGTTTTTGGTAGTTATGGTGGTACTTATAGCGCACATTCTATAGCTTATAAAAAGATAGCTAATTATAAGACAATACTGTCAACTTTGAATATTACAAATCCAGCGTTTATGATTTCAGGAAACCTTTCAGATAAAGAAACTCAAAGTGTAGGTGGTGGTTATATATGTGCCGCCTATCACCACACACTATTTGGCTTGTATTCTGATGGAATTGCAACCTTTTATGGTAGGTCTGGTCACAACTCTGATAACACAGTTAACCCTGACCATTGTACTTACCCTTTAACACCAGATGCGCTAGGAGTTTTATCATCTGCAGGGTCTTTTACATTTTTCATCATAGATGCAGATGACTATTAAAATTAATATAAAGGAGAATAACCATGGCTAATTACAATAAAGTTACAGATTTCGGGAGTAAAGATAATTTACCTTCGGGTCATGAAGACAAAATTATTACAGGTACAGAGTTTGATACTGAGTTTTCTAATGTTTCGGGTGCTATATCATCAAAAGCAGACGCAAATGGTTCACCATCTAATACATTTCAAGCAACAACACCAGTGTACACGTCTGATGATAGAAATGTCGCAACCACAGAATATGTAACTAGGGCTGTAAATAATCTATTATTAGGTAATATTAAATCTGTGGACTATACTGTTTCTGAAGATGCACCTACAGGTGGTGATAATGGAGATGTTTGGTATCAAATATGAGTTTAAAAGTTAAAGATAGTGGAGCTTGGGAAGTACCTACAGATATTTGGGTTAAAGACGGTGGTTCGTGGTCTAAATCTAAATCCATCTGGGTAAAAGAAGCTGGCGCTTGGGAAAAAGCTTTTGAAAGAGAGCGTGTTTATACGTTCACAAAGGCAAACGCACCCGACTCAGACAGTGGATATGGCGTTTATACAGATATTGATTTAGATGATTACTTCGATGCTGATGATAAATTCTGGAACTGTAAAGTAGTTATTGATAGTGATGTTGCTATTATTGCTAGTAGCACAACAGATTACGCACTAACAACTGGTTCTGGTTATGGTGGCACACTTACTATTGAAAATAACGGCTATATTATGGGTCGAGGTGGTAATGGTGGTACAGGTGGAGCAGCTTATGCTTCTTAATAATAAAGGATAATTTATGGGATATAACTGTACTTCAGGAGCGTCTGGCACAATAGGCGGTAAAGCTGTCAAACTATTCTATGATGTAGTTATTACAGGCACTGGTACTATCGCTTCTGGAGGTTCTGGCGGTGGAGGTGGTGGTGGAGGTGCTAATGATGATGATGGCTGGAATGATGACGCTGCTGGTGGTGGCGGTGGCGGTGGTGGCGCTCCCTACGGTGTATTAGGTGGTGGTGGTGATGCTTCAGGTGACTCTCCTGTTGATGGCAGTCCTGGAAATACAGGCAACCTATTAACTGGCGGTGATGGCGGTGATGGAGCTTCTAAGGCTACATCTTCAGGTCCTATTGTTGGTGGAGATGGTGGAGATGGTGGGTCTTTAGGCGCTATAGGAAATACAGGCGGTACAAGCTATGGTGGTGATGCACCAGCTCATTGTAATGGAAGTGGTAGTATAGCTGCACCAGATGCGTTTAATACAAATGGATTTTCAGTAAGCTAATGCAAGCATTAAAAAAAGAACCCAGCCCAATACCTTACTGTGGTGATATTACAGAGAGTAACAAAAATTCTAGCTCTAAGATTAAAGCTAGACAGAAGGTTATTAACCTTGAGGTGGCAATGAAGAAAGGTATCGCCTCAGGAGAATTAGAAGATAGTTTAGAAGACTGTGTGTGGAAGCACTATTTTGCCCCGATTGTAGATGAATTTGGATGTGGAACTTATGCTAGAGAAATGACAATACCGAAAGGTACAGTTGTAGTAGGTAAGATACATAAACACGCACATATTAATATTATTTCAAAGGGTCAAGTATCTGTTGTAACAGAGCATGGCAAAAAGTATTACACAGCTCCTTGTACATTTGTATCAGAAGTTGGTTTAAAAAGAGCGGTTTATGCCGAAGAAGAGACAATTTGGACTACAATACACTTAACTAAGAATTTAAGTGAAGACAAGTTGGACAAAATTGAGGAAGAAGTAATTGCAGAATCTTATGAAGACATAGGTTTAATTGCTTCAGAAGAAGAGTTAAATTTATTGTCTAATAAAGACAAAGGAGAAGTATTATGAGTTGGGCAGCAGTAGCAACAATAGGTGGCTCTTTAATCACAGGGTATGGCGCTGATAGAGCAGCAAGACGAAATATGAGTGAACAGGATAGATTAGCAGAGCTAGAGTATGAACGCTCGCTTCCCTGGAATACTTCAGGAATGTTCGGTTCAGCTACGTTTGACGAAGAGACAGGTGTCAACTTAGGTTTATCAAATGAATGGCAAGGTCAATACGACCAGGCTATGCAAGACGCTCAAGCACAACGTGATTATATATCTGGTATTGAATCAGACCCTATGGCTGCTGGAAAACAGTTCTATGATAAGCAAAGGTCATTATTCGAGCCAACACATAGAAAACAAAACTTAGACATGGAAAACAGACTGAGGGCTCAAGGAATGCTTGGCTCTACAGGTGGCATGGGAAGAGCTGGTGCATTATTAGACTCACAACAGACTCAAGATTTAAATGCACAATATGCTGGAATGGATAAAGCCCAAGACTTGATTGATAAATATAAGACAAGAGAAACACAAGCACTAGGTTTAGCTGAAAATATTGGCAATATGCCTATGCAGTATGCTCGATTAGGTGCTGGCGTTGGTGGCAACTATGATACTAGCGGTATGTCACAAGCATCGATAGCACAACTAGGATACGATAACAACAGGTGGACGCAGCTTGGCAGCACATTAGGAAACTATGATTATAGTAGTATGTTTGGTGGCGGTGGAATGAGTACAGGAATGACTCAAAACTATATGGACGCTGGTTATACAGCAGATGATATAGCGTTTCTTACAGGCTGATAGGAGAATAAAATGTTTGACCCAAATGTACCCGTAGCGGAACAATTAGTTATTAATGCTGAGGATTTAAGACCTAAAATAATGACACCTGTTCAGCAAATTGTAAACACACCTGCAACACAAAACACAAGGAGTAATATGACTACAGGATTATTTAGTGGAGACACGGGAGTTGGTGATACATACCGACAAAGTGTAGCCAGAAATCAAGAGATGAACTCTTTAAAGAAATCGTCCTTAGCTGTTGCTCAGCTGGGTGGATATGGTGCTTATATAAATGCTGGTGGCGTTGCTGGTGGAATGCTAGGTCAAGGTCTTGGAAAGTTAGCAGGTGGTGTTTCACCACAACAACAAGCTCAAAATAAGCTTGATGAGTTAATGAAAAAGCACCCTAACCCTAAAACTTATGAAGAATATATGGCATTATCCTCTGAGTTTATGACCGCAGGAATGACTGAAATGGGCGAGAAGTTTCATAAGATGGCTCAAGACATGAAGACTACCAAGACAACAGCAAATTTAGACCTGCAAAAGCTGCATGATTCCCTTGCTTATTTAGAGTCAGTATCTGGTATTACGTTAAATCCTTTACAAAGAAAACACTGGTTGGCAAGAGTTAAGAAAACAGTTTCTGTTGGAGAGTGGGGGTCTGTTGACACAGGTAAAACAGTATTTAACTCGATTCTATCTGACATGAAGCTTAAAGGAAAAGAAACTAATTTCAAATTCCCAGACACACAAGAAACTGGTGTAGCTGAAATAAAGAAAAAAGAAGCTCTTGATAAGAAAGTTAAATCCCTATCTACTGATTTAATTAAAGCAACTAATGCTGAACACGCAATTTCAAGAATTGAAGATGCGATGGCTAAGTATAAAAACTCAGATGGAACTTGGAAAGATATTCCTGGATTCTCCTCTTGGGAGAAGTTTACTCGTAGTGCTGAAGGTGATAAGCTCTCTTCATTGTGGGAAAATCTAATAGGTGAATTAAGAAACGATAGGTTTGGTTCTGTTTTGACAAAGGGTGAGACAGAGCTTTTTGAAAAGATTAAAACAGGTAACTGGCTATATTTACCTGATTCAGCTGTGATTGATTTTGTTGAATCAATGAGAGCTAGAGTTGACGCTGAGAAAGACAAGGTTAGGGCTGGTTACGACAAAAACGTGACAAGTGAGTATGACTCAAGAAGACAAGTATTTAACGATGAGTTATCTTCAAAAATTGAAGCAGCTAGAACCGCGGGTTACTCAGATGCACAAATTGAAGCTTTCATACGTGGAGGTAAGTAATGCCTTCATTAGAAGAAATATTTGGAAGCGAGGGAAACTACAATCCAACACCTACTGACGTTCCTTCATTAGAAGAAATATTTGGCACACCTGAACAAATTGATGATGAGCTAGAGCCTGGTTTCTTTGAAAAAAATACTGGTCGTTTGACTGGTAGTATTGTTGGCGGTATAAAGGGTTATGAAAAAACACCTGGACCTTGGCAGGCTAAATTAATAGGTGGCGCTGTAGGTGCTGGTTTTGGAGCTTTCACAGGTGACCTTGCTCAACAAGAATATCAAAAAGCCGTAGATAGTACATTAGCACCAAAGACCTATAAAGAGCAGTTTGAAAGAGCGTTGATAGCAGGTGGTGAAGAAGCTTTGTGGGAATTAGCAGGTGGTGCATTTTTCAAAGGAGGTAGCGAAGTTTGGAAATTTATTAGACCTAAGAAAATTGAAGGCATTGATGAGATTCAAGAGCAAATAGCTAAACATGGTGGTAGCTTAACAGCATCTCAAATGACCAGCAACAGACTTATTGAAACTATCGAGGGTTTAGTGGAGGCTTCTTGGGGTGGATTAACAATGCAAGAAGCAAGAACTATTAATAAACAAGCCATCCGTGAATATGCAACAGCCTATATAAACCATTTCAACTTAACATCTGCCAAGATTTTGGATGATGAAGGCATCGGAACTCTTTTCTTAAATGGATTAGAGGTTGGTAATAAAATTCACAGCAAAGTTGGCGGTAAACTTTATACTGATTTAGACACGCTGTATAAGCCTTTAATAAAGAAAAAACTGGTTGCAACTGAGGTTTCAACAGGCATATTAGACGCTACTGGAAAGATGCTTAACAAAAAAACTACACAACTTGTAGAGGAAGAAGTTTTACCTGTATCAACTAAAGCTTTAAAAGAGTTCGCGAAAAAAGAGCTTGCAAAAACATCTGGAACTAAACATCGTGCTTTAGGAAGTTGGAGTAAGTCAGAGTTAGAGGGTATTTTGAAATTTGATGATACTATCTCATTTGCAGAAGCTCAAGCATATAGAAGTAAGCTTCTTGCAGAGGGTCGCATTTCTAAAAATAAGGCTGGAGTGAAGCTTGGTCAGGGCGGAGACTCTAGTATGATAGGGTCGTTAAGCAGCAAAGCTGATGAAATGATTAAGCAGGGCGCTTTAGACACTAAAAATCCTGAATTTATTGCAGCTTGGAGAGAGGCTAACACCTTCTGGAAAGAAGGCAAAGAAGCTTTTAATAATAAGTTTATGGTAAAACTTGGTCAGAAAAATGCTTCAGCGATTGGTAAGAAGCTTTATAACTCTGATGTTGAAGATATTAGGTTATCAAAGGCAGCTTTAAGAAAGGCTGCCCAATTGTCTAAAGGCACAAAAGATGAATTTAAGTTTGGCGATGTTTGGATTGATATGCAACAAGGTTATATGCAAAAGATTGTTGCAGATACGATTATCCCTGCCTCTAAAAACAATGTTGATGCTATTTCATTAGGAAAACTAGATGATTGGTTGAAGCCACATTCTGATAAGAATAAGAAGCTCATGGCTGCATTTACAAAAGAACAGCGTGATGGACTGCAAACATTTTTTAAAAGTGTTCAATCAATGCAGAAACTTCCAAGGTCGCCAGGAACATTCATGGTTACTGTTGGTCAGGCTGGGTTAATATTTAACACAATACAAGGTAGTATTCCAGCAATGCAGTTTGCTGGAGACTTGGCTGCATATACCATTGGACCATCAGTTTTGTCTAAACTATTAACACACCCTACTTGGGCTAAACGTATTGCTGGAGTTATTAGAATGAGTGGAAGACCACGGTTAGGAACAGCTGCTACAGCGTCGGTATTAAAACTGATTGCAGCAGTACAAGAGATTGAATTACTAGGAGAAAGATAATGGCAAGAAATTTACAAGGTAACAGAGACAAAGAAGGCAACTTAATGACAGACGAGCAGTACGCTAGAGCAGTACCAGCTGACACTATGCTTGATAATATTATTAAAGAGCGCGGTGGTGAAGTTAAAGAACCTGCAGAAAAGGTTGAGCTAACTGAAGAAGATATGATTAAAGCTCTCTATATGGCTAAAGCAGAAGATGTACGAGGTATATTAGACGCACATAATATTACAGCTGAAGAAGCTTTCGATATGTA